AGTGGGGAGTAATGGCGCTGGATGGAAAAGTGGTGGTGGAGGCCAGATATCAGAAGGTGGAGATAGAAAAGGATGGAACGGTGCATCTGACCATCATTCCGGGTAAGGTAAAGACCATCAACCTTTGAAGGGTCTTGAAGAGAACAGAAAATGAAACGGAACAATGATCCGGAAGTAAGATAATATATTGAAAAAAAGAGAAGCTGTCTCAAACTTGAATAACAAGATGAGACAGCTTCTTTTTTATTGTTTCATTTCACGCAACGCTTTACATAATTGATCCGGGCAGGAGGTGGAGCGGTTTCCGCATTTTACACCTTCCAGTTTCTGTAAGACCTCTTCCACTTTCATTCCTTTCACCAATCGGCTGATACCTTGTAAGTTTCCATTGCATCCGCCCCAAAAGAAAACTTGTTGAATAACGTCATCTTCTACTTCCACTTCGATGTGGCTGCTGCAAGTGCCTTGCGTCTTATAGGTTATTTTCATTTTATTCTTCCTCTTCAGATGCAGGTTTCAACAACCTGCTAATTATTACAGTTAAACAATAAATTCACTATATTTGCTGCAAATGTAACCAATAAATTTGAACGAGCAATGAAACGAGCAGCATTATTATTAAGATGTAGTACTGATGCACAAGACTACGAAAGGCAAAAGTTAGACCTACTAGATACTATTAAAGGTATGGGGTATACTACTTCTGATGATTTAGTATTTGGTCAGTATATCACAGGTAAAGATGATGTACGCAAGAAGGATAGAGAATCAGTAGCGGAATGTAAGCAAGCAGTTAGAGAAGGTAAAGTAGATGCTATTTTTATAAATGAAGTATCAAGATTATCTAGGGACAGCATAGCAGGCAGATTATTCATTAGGGAATTTAATGATGAATATAAAATACCTGTCTATTTTAGAGATTTGGGAATGTGGACTATTAACCCTACCACTAGAATAGTAGACAGGTCATTTGAAACAATGTTAGGCTTTTATTTTGATATGGCACAGAATGAACTTAAATCTATGAAGACTAGATTTGCTTCTGGTAAGAGAAAGAATGCCAGAGAAGGTAAAACTATTGGCGGTGCAGTTCCATTCGGGTTCTATAAAGATGAAGACGGTAAATTACAAGTAGATGAAGAACAAGCACAAGTAGTAAGGCTAGTATATAATAAATATTTGGAAGATGGTGGTTCTATTCCTTCTGTATGCAGGTACTTGTTATCCTGTGGTTATGATAAGAAATTTAATAAGAAGTTCGGTACTGGTTCAGTCAGGAACTTACTTAGAGAAAGAAGATATATAGGAGAGCAAAGGTATAATCTAGTAAACCCAGATGAACCAGATGAAGCAAAGAAGCAGGAAGTCTATATATATAAGGTAGATGCCATTATAGATACTACTATATATAATAAGGTACAAATTAAACTGGATAAGAATAGAACAACTGAAACCAAGAAAGTAAATAAGGACAAGAAGATACATTTATTAGCTAAATTAATAACCTGCCCTATATGTGGTGATTCCTATACTAGTAAAACTGCTAGTGCTAATAAGAGTGGTGAAAGATATAGGATTTGGAACTATTGCTGTGTTAGTAAGTACAACTTTAGTGAATGTACTTCTGATATTACTTTAAATGCGGATAATATAGAAAGCATTATATGGCAGTTGACCAAAAGAGAAATTCTAGCACTACAAGAACTATCATTAGAAGAAAGGCAATCTAAGATTGATGAAGCAGAACAGAAGTTAGCTTCTTATAAGGACGAACTAGATGTAATAGCTAAATCTATTGATAAGTTAAATGTTAAGAAGAAGAAACTGGTAGCCTTATTCCTGGATATAGAAGATGATGATACAGCTATATTTAATGAGCAAAGAGAAGCTATTAATAAGGAAATAGATAGCTATAATAATAGAATCCAGTTCCTTAATACTGAAATAACTATCTGTGAAGGTAATATAGCCAGATTTAAAGAAGCCGATTTTACAGATGAAGTTCTGGATAAAATAGAACAAGACCTATTAAAGAAGAAAGAACTTATAAAGGAATATATTAAGGTTATCAGACCTTATAGGCTTACCAAAGCTAGGCTGATTTTAGAAGTAGAATCCAAACAGACTAACTATTGTATTCTGTTTGAGCCTAGAAATAGCAAAAGAAGATGCTGGTATATTCAATCTTCTTTAGCACAGTGGCAAAACGGATTATTAAAGACCTCTACAGCACCTTTGGGAAACTTCTTCTATATTCCTATGGCTAGCCTTCTACTAGATGAACCAGATGATTTAGATGCTATTGCATCCTTTGAGGATATGAAGGAAATCTGTAGTATTAATAATTATGTGATAGAATACTAAAACAAACCCCCAGCCTACCAATTAAAGTAAGCTGGGGATAGTTATATTTAGTTAGATTTTTTATTCGGGCAGTGCCTATTTTACCGAAATCAAATTAATAATGTTATCTAATGTTATACATCTTGATGCTTTGTTTAGATAGTATATAGCATTTAGCATATCAAATACACTGCTTATAAAAGATTCATCATCTGATTCATATATAATATTTACTAATTCATTATACTTATAATGACTAACATTAAGATGTGTCGTTATATATTTGTAATTAGTAATATTTTTAATTCTCTCAAAGCATAAATTTCTTCTAGCTGATTGTTTTTGTAATTTTAAGGTAAATATGTCTTCACTTAGTTTCTCGATGGATTCACATTGGTCTATTAAATCTATAAATCTGACAGTTTGCCCATTTACAGATTTTTGTAGGATATATAGTTGCTTTACTTTATCTAATATTTTATTAAATTGAAGCATCCAGCAAGACCTGTTGACTATTTTAAAAGTCTGGAACAATACTGTATTAATATCTTCCTCTTCATCTCCTTGAAGGAGTTTTATAGTTGTTCCATAATTAAATACATAAATAAATTTGTACCATTTATTCACACTCTTGAAAAGATAACCATTGAATCCATTGCCATTATATAGGCGAATATTAGTTATCCCATTGTTAATAATTGATTCAAGTGTGTTAATAGCATCATTTACTATTGCTTGCCGTTTTTGTAATGCAATTTCCCAACTTTCCATTTTATAACATTAAAATATTGCTTCAAAGATAATCATTATTTATTGATTTAGACCATTCACCATTTACTAAGGTAAATCTTTGAGCCTTATTAGAAGGAATCATAATAACCTTCTTATAGTAGTTACCATTATCGGCTGCTGTAGTAGTCGGACAGTATTTATAATCTATAGTACCAAAGTTCCTAACAGTATTAGTACTATACCAATAGGCATTAACTTTAGTTCCATCTGTAAAGAAGTTAATGTAGTATGCTGTATCTGACTGGCTATCTTTCTTATCCTTCACTAAGGACTTATATTTAGATACTTCCATTAAGTGAGTATCATAGCCTTCATACTTAATATCTCTTACCTTTATTTCGGCTACTACCTTCTTATCATTATAAGTAAAATAGTAGTCCACTGGTGCAAACTTATCTTCTGTAGGATGCAGATTAGTAGCACCCACTTGTATTAAAAATGATTCTAGTAGTTTCCTTCCATTTAGTTCTAATTCATCAAATTTATCCATTTAAGCTAGTAATTTGTACTAGCCTGTATTCCATTATCATAAATCATTAGCCATTCACATTAACCATATACCATTTACAGGCTAATGGGTTATTCTTCCTTAGCAGGTTCTTCTTTAGTTTGTAAATCCTGCTGTACCATCTGTAACAGCCCAGCTACATCTTTATAAGGTTGCTGGACTAAGTAGTTAATAATTGCGTTAATAGTTTGTTCTGACATACGTTTCATTCACTTAGTATATTTAATGCTTCATCTGATTCTGATATAACTGCTTCTTCATCTACCCACATAGTTCTTATCTTTAATAGCCTTAATAACCCTATCTGTTTCTTCTGTGATATGTTGTTTAATCTCATTTACTACAGTCCTAATAAGGAAATACATTAAAACTGCTAAGAATGTTAGTAATACATAGGTTGTAAACATAGTATATATAGTTTAAGTAGTTAATAATCAAAGTAAAGTAAGGCTATCTTCACAGACTACCTTACTGAATGAATAACGAAGTTAGTTATAAAATAAATAATCTTTGTATTAGAAGTATCTGTAGTATTATTACTTTGATTAGTAGTAAAATAGAACTAAATTACTCACTAATCAGAATGATAAAGTCCTTCCTATTTAACTCTTTATCATATTGCAAATGTAATAATAATATTTTACATATCAAAACTAAATTACAATAATTTTAATAATTCATTTAAGCACTATCTTAGGTCTGTAAACTATGAATCCTTTTGTTACTTTGCTATCAATTCTCTTAGTAGATGCTTCACAATCAAACCAATTAGTTAAGTCGGTAGCTTTGACTTTATCTATAATACCTACAGTATTATATGCTTCACTTATCCAGCCTTTAATATCAGCACTACTATAGAATCCTGTTTTAATTCTCTTACCTAGTATTTGTGCTACTTTAGTATCTTTGTTCTTATCGGATTCCCAGTTAATTAAAGCTGCTTCTACTGCTGATTTTGAATATCTAAGGCTTCTAACCTTATCTACACCTAATCTATGATAAGCATTAACTATTAAAGGCTGTATCTTAGCTAAAGTATTAGTTTCTGTAGTAATCACCATCTTACTAATAAGTTCTGCATATCTAAGGAAAGCATCTTTAAATGACATCTTCTTACCAGCCTTCTTCATTGAATCGGTAATCTTTTCTACAGTAATATCAGTAGTAAGCATATCATTCTTATTATATGCACTTCTAAGTGCTATACCATCTTTATAAATAGACTGTTCTAATCTGAATGTAAATAGGTCTAGCTTCACTAACATATCATTTACAAAGTAATTACCTTCCTTATCCTGCATTACATACTGACTATTAAGCATCTTCTTAGCCATTTCTTTAGCTTTGTCGCTGCTGTTATTGATAGCACTAATAATTTCATTAGCACCTTCTATATTATCATTAGTACGCTTTATCATATCTTCATAAGTAATATCCAGTTCTATATTTCTGTTTCCTGTAGTATTAAAGATATGTACCAGTAAGTTTCTAAATGGGTTTGATTCAGTTCTAATTCTACCTGCTATCTGGTATATATCAGTAGAAATATCCAGCAGGGTATTAGTGTTAGTACTATTACTAACTACAAAGCATAAAGCCGAATCACTAAAGTAATCTGCACCTTCAAAGGATTTACTAGTAATGAAGGTAAACGGCTTATTCTCACTTCTGCTATTAGTAATGGTATATCCTGCTAATTTGGCTCTATTACTTTCATTATCTGCACATACTATCTTTACTTCTTCATTACTAAGGTCACAGTATTGTAAGATGGATGCTATATCTGTAACCGAATTTATAAAGAAGAAGGCTTCATAGCTTCTATTACCATTTATTTCTATAACCCCATCTTTCTTATAAGCATTGATATAGTTAGCAGCCTTAATATATGGCTTATTAGTTAAGTCCAGTTTAACTATCATTGTATCAGTTTCATCCCAAACAGCTTCTATTTCTTCTACATCTGCTAAACAGCTAGGTTTAAAATCAGCTTGAATAGGAGTAGCTGACATAAAGCAGAATGATTTGTAGCTTCTAAAGGTACTTAATACACCATCTATAGCCTTACTTCTGTAGCTATAAGCCTTTAGTAAGATGTGATATTCATCTACCAGTAACCTGTAATCAGTTGGTTCTAAGTATTCAGCTAATTTACCTATCTTATCATAAGTACACATAATCTTCTTAGTTCCTTTACCTTCTGCATATTTCTTTAATTCCTTCTTTACTGAATAAGAGAATACACCGAATAAGCCGAATACAGTTTGCTCTTTACCATCATAGTTAGTAATAGTGGCTACACCAGCTTCACTAAGACCAGTCTTATTAGTAATAAGTTCGGTAGTGGGTACTGCTATTACATAGTTTTCATTATTGAAAAGAACTATAGTAGTTCCACCACAACCAGTAACAACTTTATTAAAGATGCAGTTATAAGGTAAATCTGATAGGTTTAAATAGCCATTGCTTGAATTGATTAATAATGTTTTCATAATAATTAGTTTAGATTAGTTTGTAAAGAATCTGTAGTTTAGTTCATATAATCTGTGATAAAAATGGTTACGCTATCTGGGTAAGTAGAAATCTGAATAGATGTATATCTGTAGCAAATAATTTAAGTTTGGGTATGTAACTTTTTTAGTAGTCTTAAAGGTATAATTTGCAAATTTTGGTTACACTTGAAATAAAATAATAAGCGTATCACTACGCTTACTATTCTACGCTTAACTAACCCAAACTCAAAAATTATGATGAATAATTAACATTCAGTACCTAAAATATGCTCAAAAGGTACTTATGGTAATAACTTTGTGATTCTTAGATGTGAATTAAGTGGAAGAACTGGCTAATCAGCTAGCCAGTCCACTTAGATAATCGAATTAAAATCTATGTTTCAGTATGATAGTTTCCTTCATTTATTGTAATACAAAGATAGTGAAAGATTTTGACATATACAAATTAATTGTAACAAATTTTAAAATTTATATTGAGGATGTTATAACAGTTATATTCTTGTATTACAGTATGCAAAGTGATGGATGAATGAACTTAAAGTAAAGTTTCTTGTCACTTCTTTCCACTAGACCAGCTTCTAAAGCTGAATATACTGTATTATGTTGTACCCCTATTTCGTGAACTATTCTATTCAGAGATAGGTCTACAATATTGGATGCTATTCGTGACCAGCATTTGAATCGGATTAAGAAGCCGATTACTAATCTATCTACATCTGTATCTAACAGGCTGCTATCTATGGTTACAAAGAACTTGGTAGGTTCTGTATAGCTATACTTATTACTGCATCCAGTTCTATCTATTGTTAGGTTGGCTACTTCTTCAAACTTCTTTAGATGGTTAAAGATGGTAGTTTCACTAACACCTGTTATTCTTACTATATCTTTAATAGTACTATCTGGATTCTTACTAATGGCTACTAATGTGCAGAAGTAAGTAAATGCTTCATTATTGGTTAATGCCTGTAATACTGGTATGCTTAATTTAATGTTCATAGTGATGTTCTTTTGCGTGGCACTCTTTACAGATAGACATAAGGTTATTAAAGTCAAATGCTTTGGCTAGTCTTTTAGTGCCAGTATAATTCATAAAGGAATCTATGTGGTGAATATCTTCTGCTGGCTTAATGATGCCTTTGGCTAAACAGAGTTCACATAATGGCTGCTGCATTAGCTTTGCCTGCCTTAATTCCTTCCATTTGGTAGATTGGTATATCTTTTGTCTTTCTTCCCTGTTAAATGTTCTGGAAGGCTGCTTATTCGGTTTCTTTAGGTATGGCATATAGTTCTGATGGTATTATGTATTCACCTTCTTCATTCTGTACTTCCAATGGTGCTAATTTACTATTCATTGTATAGCTGGACTTCTTAGCATAGCATCTTATAGTATTGAATTGCACTCTTAGTAGTTCTAATACAGATTCTTCTGTTACATCTTCCAGCCCTACTTCCATACATCTTATTACTGCTTTCTGTAGGAAATCTTCTACAGTCTGGGACATATAGATAGTATCTTTATAGTATGTGGTGTATTGCTTTACTAATTCGGGATAATGTTTGGCTATTATATCAGCTATTTTAGAAGCATTTCTATGAAGTGGCTTATCTATTACTGTATTGTAGCTGTACTGGTCATATTGTGGCTTCCAGTTAATTATCTTATCTGCTGTTTCTATATCAATGTGAAATAATGCTGCTGCTTTGTCTAGTCCGTAATCATATATATACTGTAGAAGGACTGATTTAGGTGGTCTTATCATTCTTGAATTTAATGTACTGGTTAATGGTTTCCCTGTTATAATTGAAGAAGTCTTTTAGTATGGCTTCTATCAGTGGTGCTTTATCTGATTTGTGGTTAGTATGTTCATCTATAATATCAATATTTCTATTAAAGAAATCTGCTATTATCAATCTTAGTAGTTTAGACCTGTCTTTGCCTAGTAATTGCTGTAGTTCTGTTAGTAGCAGGTCAGTATTTAGGTCTATTTTAGCTTTAATTTCTATTGGGTAATTACTTCTTCTTTCCATAGTTTAGCCTTTAATTGTATTACAAATTTACTAATACCTTAACAGACTTCCAAATAAATAATACACATTCTTTGATAATCATATTATAGTGATTATAAGTCAATTAGAGCCATTACATAGCTTTATAAATTATAAAAATTAAATAGACTATAATATGATAAATTACACTATTCCAAAGGACATTGAAAAGGATGCTAAGGTATATATGCAGAATGTACTGGAACAGCTGGATAGTACTGGTATGTTAGAGAATGTGGATAGTGCAGCTTTAACAATGCTGGCTAGAAACTACAGTATGTTCATTAAGGCATCCAAACAGTTAGAAGATGAAGGTTTGACTGTTACCAGTGATAGGGGTAACATTGCACCGCACCCAGCTATTAAGATTGCTAAAGATGCTCAAACGCAAGCTATGAAAGTTATGCTGGAGTTCGGACTAACAGCTAAGGCTAGAACTAAATTGCCTAAAGTAGAACAGGACGGGTATAACCCATTTGAGCAGTTTATAAAGGAAGGAAAGGAAACTAGGTAATGAATACCAAACTTTACTATGAATATTGTAGTAGGGTTCTTAATGGTGAAATAATAGCTGGTGAAACAATTAAGCTGGCTTGTAAGAGATTCCAGAATGACCTTAAAAGGGATGATTTAGAGTTTAGAGAAGATAAGGTAGATAGAGCCATTAAGTTTATAGGGACTTTAAAGCATTATACAGGTAAACATTCTGGTAAACCATTCACCTTAGAAGGATGGCAGCAGTTTATAATAGCTAATATAGTTGGATTCTACTGGAAGGGAACTGCTACCAGAAGATATACTAGCAGCTATATAGAAGTAAGTAGAAAGCAGGGTAAGACAGCTTTGGCTGCTGCTTTATGCTTGTATTATTTAATAGCTGATGGTGAAGATGGTGCAGAAGTATTACTGGCTGCTAATAGTAAAGAGCAGGCTAAGATAGCCTTTGGTATGTGTAGCAAGTTTAGTAAGGGATTGGATTCTAAAGGCAAGTATCTTACAGCCTATAGAGCTGATATTCTGTTTAACCTTACTAATTCCAAGTTGAAAGTATTGGCTGCTGATGATAGTAAGCTGGATGGATTTAATGCTAGCTTTGGTTTATTGGATGAATATCACGCTGCTAAGAATAGTAAAGTACGTGATGTTATTAAGTCCAGTATGGGGATGAGAATGAATCCACATCTTTGTACTATTACTACTGCTGGCTTCGATAAAACTTTACCCTGTTATCAATTAAGAACCGTAGCTATAGAAGTGCTTAATGGCTTAAAGGTAGATGATGAAATGTTTATAGCTATCTATTCTTTAGATGCTGATGATGATTGGAGAGATGAAAAGAACTGGGTTAAATGTGCACCAAACTTGGATATTACAGTAACTTCCAAATACATTAGAGGACAGGTACAACAGGCAATAAATAACCCTGCTGATGAAGTCGGAGTTAAAACTAAGACTTTGAATTTATGGTGTGACAGTTCTAATGTGTGGCTACCAGAGGACTATATTATTAAGTGCAGTCAGGAAGTAGACCTTAATAAGTTCGCTGGTATGGATTGCTATGTAGGTGTGGATTTGGCTGCTACTTCGGATTTGACTGCTGTAGCCTACTTAGTAGTACTGGATGGTACTTACCACTTCAAAACACATTACTATCTTCCAGAATCGGCATTAAAGGATAAGGCAGATAAGGAACTTTACAAATACTGGAAGCAGCAGGGGTATCTTACTGTTACCAGTGGTAATGTTACTGATTATGACTATATAACTACTGATATGCTTAGATATGCTGATGTAGTTAATATCCAGTCTGTAGGATATGACAAGTATAATGCTACACAATGGGCTATAGATTCTACAGAGCAGGGATTACCATTAGAAGAATATCCACAAACACTAGGTAACTTTAATATGCCTACTAGAGAACTGGAAAGGCTGATACTATCTGGTAAGGCAGTTATTGATAACAATGAAATAAATAGGTACTGCTTTAGAAATGTTACTTTGAAGTCTGATTATAATGGTAATGTTAAACCGAATAAGGCAGTAGATAAGAAGAAGATAGATGGAACTATAGCAATGATACAGGCTTTAGGTATGTATCTGAGAACACCACATTACACAAATGAAATACTGACTATTTAATGGGAATTTTTACTAATTGGTTTAAAAAGAAAGAACCAGAACAGGAAACCAGAGGGTTATTCTGTGATTCCTTAATGTATAATATGAATGGCGGTTATACCACTAATAAGGCTATGCTGTTATCTACAGTCTACAGATGTGTAGATGTTATTAGTGATGCAGTGGCACAGCTTCCATTAGAGCCATATTACATTAATGATTCTGGTTATAAAGAAAAGTTTATTAAGCATCCTACTTACTACTTACTGAACAAAGAGCCGAACAATAAGATGAGTAGGTTTACTTTTATAAAGACTTTGATAGTAAGTACACTGCTTAAAGGCAATGGATATGCTTACATAGAAAGAGATGCTAAAGGAGATGTAGTGGCACTTCATTATTTACAGCCAGATTATGTTACTATTACTGAACAGAAGGACGGAATTAAATATAGTGTTGTAGGCATTAAAGGACTGGTAGAGCCTTGCAATATGATTCATATACTGAACTTTAGTTATGATGGTATTACTGGAATCAGTACTTTACAACACGCCAGACAGACTTTAGGACTGGCTACAGATTCTGAATCACACGCACAAGGATTCTTTAAAGGTGGTGCTAATCTGGCTGGTATTCTTAAAGTACAATCTACTTTAACTGGTAAGCAGAAGGTAGATTTAAAAACTAGCTGGCAGACTGCTTTTAGTCCTACTACTGGTACACCTAATGGAGTAGCTGTATTAGAAGGTAATATGGACTTCCAGCCTATTACAGTGAATCCTGCTGATGCACAACTATTAGAAACCAGACAGTTTAATGTAATTGATATTTGTAGGTTCTTCGGGGTATCACCTGTAAAAGCATTTGACTTATCCAAGAGCAGTTATAGTACTGTTGAGGCTACCCAGCTGGCTTTTCTTACTGATACATTATCACCATTACTAGAGAAGATAGAATTAGAGTTTGAAAGGAAGCTGTATAAGCCTTCTGAAAGGAGTAGAATAGATGTAAGATTTGATACTTCTGTATTACTAAGAGCAGACAAACAATCTTTAGCAAACTACTACAATACACTGTTTAATATCGGTGTGGTTAGTGCCAATGAGATTAGAAAGCAGTTGGATTTACCTGCTATAGATGGTGGAGATTCCCATTTCGTACAAGTGAATCTAATGGAGATTAAAAATGCTGCTAATAACATTCCATCTAATAACAATATAATCAATGATACAGACAATTTACAAGGGAACTGACTTGGTATTCAATATTAAGTTGGAAGATAAGGACGGTATTCCATTTAGGGTAAGAAACACTTCTGAATTTATACTTAGACTTTACACCACAAACCCAGCAGAGTTTATAGAATGTAGTTTTAAAGGTGGTGATTTGACTGGTATAGTAGAAGAAGATAGAATAGATAAGGCGGTTATTAATTCATCTGACCTAGATAAGCTACAATCTGGACTAATCTATTACAGCTACAGCTTTAAAAGTCCTAATGCTATGTTTAATGATGCTTATTATGATGAGGTAGTTAAAGGGCAGACTAATTATTATTTGAAGTAATGGAACTACAGAGAGCAACTAAAGAAGGAGTATTAGAACTGGATAGAATCAGTGCCAAGATTGGTAGTACAGTTAAGGCTGTATGGGGTACTATAGAAGGTGATATTACTAAGCAGACCGATTTACAGGATGAACTAAAGAAGGTAAAGGATAGTATTCCTACTAAAGTTCCTGCTGATGGTGGTAATGCTGATACTGTAAACGGACATACAGTAGAATGTGATGTACCTGCTAATGCTAAGTTTACTGATACTGTTTATGATGATTCTATTATTAAGGCTGGCATAGCTAATAAGGTGGACAAGGTATCTGGCAAAGGTTTATCTACTAATGACTACACAACACCAGAGAAACAGAAACTGGCTGGACTTAGTAACTATGACGATTCTGCATTAAGAAAGTATATTGAATCCTTAGAGGAACAGAACAAGCTATTAAAGGAACAGGTAGCAGCATTACAGAATCAGATAGATAATACTGGTTGGATTCTATTGGAATAATAACAATACTATGAGAGAACTAAGAAACTGTAATGAAATTGTAAAGATGGATTCTAGGACTGTAGAAGGGTATGCTTTAGTATTCGGTAAGCAGTCTAGGGATTTAGGTGGCTTTACTGAAGTAATAGAACCTACAGCCTTAGAAGGTATTTTAGAGAAGTCTGATATACTATGCTTACTGAATCACAATGAGGATAGAGGTATATTAGCCAGGTCTAAATATGGTACTGGAAGCCTAGAATTAACTATAGATGATACTGGACTTAAATACAGGTTTGAAGCACCTAACACTGCTTTAGGTGATGAACTGTTAGAAGGTCTTAGAAGGGGTGATATTAGTACTTCTTCATTTGCCTTTACTATCGGTAAAGATACTTGGACTAAGAAGGAAGATGGTAGTTATTTAAGAACTATCAATAGCTTCAAAGAATTATTCGATGTATCACCAGTATATAAGGAAGCATATCCAGATACGTCTGTAGCATTAAGAAAGATGCAGGATTTAGAGAGCGAGGATTTAAAAGATTACTTCGCTGGACTTAGGAGTAAGTTAAACTAATGAACACCTTAGAACTACTGGACAAAAAGGAACTGCTTAAAAAGAGAGCAGAGGAAATTATATCTGGTGCTGAGAAGGAAGTAAGAAAGCTAAATGCTGGCGAGCAGGTGGAATTTGATGCACTTACTAAAGAAGTGGCAGATATAGATATTCAGATTAGGAAGATTGAAGAAGATAACCTTAAACAAACAACACATACAACTAATACTATGAAGGAAAAGTTTTCACTTTTAAAGGCTATCAATGATGTAGCCAATAACAGACAATTAGACGAGAGAGCACAGGAAGTAGTAACTGCTGGTATCGCTGAAATGAGAAAGGCAGGTCAATCTTATAGCGGACAGATTGTACTTCCTATCGAGGAAAGAGGTGATATTAAAGCTACTGTAGCTACAGCAGGACAGGAGAATGTAGCAGAAGATAAGTTAGGCATTCTAGAACCATTGAGAGCAAGTTTAGTATTGGCACAGGCTGGTGCTTCTTATATGACAGGACTTGTAGGTAATGTTTCTATTCCTGTTTATTCTGGTTCAAATGTAGGTTGGGCTGGTGAAGTTGATGCTGCTTCTAATGGCGGTGGTACATTCTCAGAAGTAAACCTAGAGCCTAAAAGACTTACTGCTTACATTGATGTATCTAAGCAGTTCTTAATCCAAGACTCTAATAGTGCAGAAGAAATGCTAAAGAGAGATATTGTTTCAGCTATTGCCAACAAACTTGAAGCTACTATTTTGGGTAGTGAAGCTGGTGATGCAAAGAAACCTGCTGGTATGCTTAATGCTGTAGTAGCAGATAGCAATGCTATCACTTACAAGGATATTGTTAAGATGGAAGCTGATTTGGAAGCTAAGAATGTGAGAGGTGATATTAAGTTTATTGTTTCACCTTCTGCTAAGGCTGATTTAAAGACTACTGACAAGGGTACTGATACTGGTAAGTATCTGATGGAAGGTAATGAGGTAAACGGTTATCCAGTTCTTTCTACTTCTGCTGTAGCTGGTAAGGGCGTAATCTTCGGTAATTTCGCTGATTTGGTTATTGGTCAATGGGGTGGAATTGATTTAACAGTAGACCCATATACACAAGCTGCTAACGGTAAAGTAAGACTTGTTATCAATGCTTACTTTGATGCCAAGCCTAGAAGAGCAGAAGCATTTGTTAAGAAGGTTCTTAAAGCCTAATTATAGTCTGTTTAATAAGTAGTAAGCTATGTATATAACTTTAGAACAAGCAAAGAAACACCTGCTAGTAGATGAGGATTTTAGGGCAGATGATATGTACATTCTGGACTTAATAGCTGTAGCAGAGGATTCGGTATCTAAACATTTAGACATAGCTTTAGATGAATTAGAAGTAGGTGGTACTTTACCACCTGCTATAATTCACGCTATGTTACTAATGATAGGTAATCTTTATGCAAATAGAGAACCTGTTAGTTATGGTACAGTAGTTAAGATTCCCTATAGTTATGAATATCTGATAGGACTTTACCGTAAATACACAATTAAATGAGAGCAGGAACATTACATTATCCTATTACCATACAAGAACCTGTAGCTATTAAAGATGGCTATGGTGCTAACTCTATTGATTGGAGAGATGTTATTAGCACTAGGTCTAATGTTACTTATAACAGTGGTAATAGACAGAATCAGAATAATGAAATAGTTCATTCTTATACTGTAACCTTTACTATAAGGCTATATCACAAAGTTAATGAGAATATGAGAATCCTTTGGAATGGAAAGAAGTACAGGATTCTTAGCATAAATCCAGAATTATATAAGCAATCAATAACCATAGTAACTGAATTGATAAATGAATAATATAGAAGTAGATGCCAGACAGGTTACTTCTATGTTTGCAGATTTGACTAGTAGGCAGCAAAGGCAGGTTTATAGAAGTGCTTTGAGAAAGGGTGCTGGTATTCTGGCAACAGAAACTAAAAGACAACTAAGACAGGCTTTAGGTAGGGCGGCTTCCAGTAGAAACTGGTGGAATGGTAGAACTTTAGCAGCAGGGGTTAAATCTAATGCTGACCGAAACGGAGAAGAAGCTAAAGTACATATTATGGGGGACTTTAGATTGAAGTTCTTTGAAATGGGTACTAGAGTTAGAAGAACCACTGGTAGTAATACTGCATCTGTTAGAGGTCGGAATCCAATAAGAAGGCAGAGAGTATCAGCCAATAGAGGTAATATCAATGCGGCACATTTCTTTAGAACAGCTAAAGCCAATAAGGAAAGGGAAATCTTTGATAATATGGATAACCTTATAAGCCAGTCAATTCAGAGAATAGCTAATAGAAACAGACGATGAGTTTACAAGTAGGCAAAGCAATATATAACCTGCTTAGTAATGATGCTAATGTTACTAGCAGGGTACATAATAAAATATATCCCTTAATTGCTGATACTGGTACTACATTTCCCTTTATTGTTTATAGAAGAACTGGTATAGAACCATCTGATAGTAAAGATAGGTTTATCTATAAGGAAGATACTTATGTAGAAGTAGTTATAGCTTCTGATAAGTATAATGAAAGCATAGAAATAGCTGATTTAGTAAAGGATGCCTTACAAGGTAAGAGGGGAATCTATTCTGGTATTAACATACAGGATATTAGAATGACTAATGCAGATGAAGATTACATAGAAGATACGTTCATTCAAAACCTTACATTCAACATAAAGACAAATGGCAGGACAAGTAATTAACGGTGGTGACTT